TAAAGAACAAAGAAGGCGAAACACTTAACAAACCTATAGATGCTTTCAATCATTGTATAGATGCGATGAGGTATGCACTCACTTCACAATTAGAGAATCCTAACAAAGGACAATACTATATATATTAAAAAAGTTATTAATAATTTTGTTAATTAAATAAATAGTTATATATTGCATCAAAACAATAACTATGAAAAAAATTAAACATTACTTGACATTAGCTTTGTTCTCATTTATATTATTAATAGGAACAGTATTATTCTTATCATTAGAATCTATTATACACAACTTAATATTTTAATTATGGATGAGATAGAAATTAAAGACGGAAAGATTACAATTACCAAAGACAACAATCAAGAAGTATATACACTAAAGGAATATGCAGATATGATATATTACAAAAGACTTTATAAAAGAATATATCAAGTACTTGTTATGATAGGTGTTTTGTTTATACCAGCTATACTTATCTATTTATTTAAATGACAAGAAACGTAAGAGAAGCTATGAGTTGGTGTTTTAAGAATGATATTAAGGTAATAGTAAAACCACTATCAAGAACAAGAAGACCAGACGTTAAATTAGAAATACATAGAGAGGGTAGAATACAAACAGGAAAAGAAATATATAGACAAGATAAAAAGTTAGGAGATAAGATACAAGAATTGTACTTATACTTATATGATACATTAAGATAGTTTTTTGATTTGTTAGTTTAGGAAAGAGGGTTGCTTTATACAAAGTAATCCTTTTTTCGTTTTATAAAAAAACACTTTATGCAAGTTGAGATTACTATACCAAGTTCACTAAAAGAAGTTAAGTTAAAAGACTATCAATCTTTATTATTAATAGATAAACCTAATGATGAGGATTTGCTTAAATGCATACTTAATGTAAATTCAAAAGAACTCGGAAAGATAAAAGACAAAGATGTCGTGTATCTAAAAGGACATATCAATAAACTATTTGATAAAGAACACGAGTTCGTCCCTACGTTCAATTTAAATGGTATTGCTTATGGTTTTATACCAAGTCTTGATGATATTACCTATGGAGAAAATAAAGACGTTACAAGCTATATAAATGATTGGGGTAATATGCATAAAGCTATGGCAGTTTTATTTAGACCTATCAAATTAAAAAAGAATAATAAGTACATAATAGAAGAATACGAGGGTAGCCATAAATATAGTGAGACAATGAAACAAATGCCTTTAGATGTTGTCTTAGGTGCTATGGTTTTTTTTTACAATTTAACGAACGAATTGTTGAAATATATGCCGAGCTGTTTGGAAAAACAGATGAAGGAGGAACAGATGAAAGGTCAAATTTCGCAAGAAAATGGGGAAGCTATTCAGAGCTATATGCTCTTGCTCAAGGAGACATTACACGATTTAAGACTGTTGCGAGATTACCCTTACATCAATGCTTAATGTATTTGGCATTTGAAAAAGAAAAGGCAGAATTTGAATCAAGAATAATAAAAAGAAAAATAATATAATATGCAAGGATTTTATAACCTATCCAACAAGATAAGAGAAACACTACAATTAGACCAATTTGTAAACACAGTTACTTATGGAGATATATTCGAAGTAGACTTAAACAAACAAACAATATTTCCATTATCTCACTTTATGGTAAATAATGCAACTATGCAAAGCAATGTGTGGAACTTTAGTATTTCGTTATTATGTATGGATATAGTAGATGAAAGTAAAAACTTTGCAGAGGGAATACCAGATGAGTTTAGAGGAAACAATAATGAGCAAGATGTATTTAACACACAACTTGCAGTAGCTAATAGACTACTTGAATTATTATTAAGAGGAGAGTTATATGTAGATAAATATCAATTAGATGGCAATCCTTCATTAGAACCTTTTGTAGATAGATTTGATAATAAGTTAGCTGGATGGACTGTAACGTTTAACGTTTTAATTCCTAATGATATGACTATATGTTAAAAGAATTATCAGAACAATTTAGAAAGTTCGGAAAGTATGTTGTTCAGCAATCAAGAACAAATTTAACTAAAGGAGGGGATAATGTATCTAAACAATTATACAATAGTATAAAATATGAGTTGACATCAAGGAATGATGTATATAATCTTTCTTTAATTATGGAAGAATATGGTATGTTCCTTGACAAAGGTGTTAGAGGTGCAAATCCAAGTTTAGTTAAAAATGGAAAACAAAAAGGAGGTGATAGTCCTTATAGTTATAAAAGTAAAATGCCTCCTATGGCTGACATTAAAATGTGGGCTAAGATGAGGAACATAAGATTGAGAGATGAGAAGGGTAGATTTAAAAAAGGTAATTATACAACAATAGCTTTTATATTACAAAAAAGGATATTTGCACAAGGTATAAGACCAACTATGTTTTTTACTAAACCTTTTCAAAGAGCATTAAAAATTTATGTTCCGTTATTACAAGATGCATATGCAGAAGATATAGAGCAAATTATAGAAGATAATATAAAAACAGCAAAGAATTAAACAATGGCAAAAATTAATGTAAGAAGTCCTTACTTCATAAACCTATCAACAACTAACCTAACAAGTGCTACACTTGAGATACAAATCTATATAGGTGCAGTCAATACTTCTTGGCAGAGTAGTCCACAATACACACTAACCTCAACAGCTGTAGGAGCAAAGGTAAACTTTGAAATAGCAGAATTAATTAAGGATTATATACCAGCAGCATTTAATGGTACATATCCAAATTCATCTACAGCAAGTGATGATGATTATACAACTGTTTATGTTGATTATAAAACCACAGAAACTTTATCTGTTGGAAGTCCTGTTATTACTGAAGTATTAGGAGTAAGAGCATTTTATGGTTATGGTTATTTTGAAGATGGTGTTAACCCTCAACTATTGCAAGGCTATTTACAGTCTAACACTACAATATTAAAGTCTGATGATGATGCTTTAAGAATACCTATAGATAATGAGAATACAACATCTGTTGCTTTCTTTTATAACAATGAACAAATATACTCTTGGACACCTGGAGTTAATTTAAAAATACAAGACCAAATACAATATGTAAGTACAGCATCAGCAGATGTAGATAACTATAGAGAAAGAGTAGAGGCATCAGGAGGTACGTTTGAAGATAATGCTTGTATACAAAGTTTTTTAAGAAACGAAACTATATATCCTGTTGATGAAGTTATAATAGATGGTGTTGAGGGTATTACTGTTTTAAGAATTGAGAATATACAAGAATGTAAATACACTCCTTACAAACTAACCTTTATAAATAAGTTTGGTGTATATCAAGACATATACTTCTTTAAGAACTCTAAACTTGCAATGAGCACAAATGAAGAAATGTATAAGTCTAACATACTAACAAATGGAACATACAATACTTATGATGCTCAAAAGAAATTACTTACTAAAAACGGAAACCAAAGACTAACTTTGAATAGTGGTTATTATCCAGAGAGTAACAACGAAGTATTTAGACAACTATTTTTAAGTGAGAAAGTTTGGATAGAATATAAAAGTAAAACATTAGGGGTAACAATAGAATCTAAAAATATAGATTATAAAACAAGCTTAACAGATAGCTTAATAAACTATACAGTAGATTTAAGTTTTGCCTTTGATACAATAAACAACATAAGATAAATGCAAGTAGTAGAACTATATATAAGCGATACAAGAGTAGATTTATTTAAAGATGAAAGTGTAACTATTACAGATACTATAACTAACGCTAAAGATGTAGCAAAAGTCTTTACTGCATTTAGTCAGCAATTTAGTTTACCAGCATCCTCTACTAATAATAAAATATTTAAGCATTATTATAACTATGATATTACAAATGGTTTTGATGCAAGAATAAGAGTTTCTGCTATACTAAAATTAAATGGAGTAGATTTCAAAATAGGTAAAGTAAAACTTAACTCTGTTAGTTTAAAAAACAACAAAGCATATTCTTATAAGGTTGTATTCTTTGGAGAAACAGTAGCGTTAAACGACACATTAGGAGAAGATAAATTAAGTGCTTTAAGTGATTTAGATACATTGAGCCTAAATTATAATACTGGAACTGTTGAAGCTAAATTACAAGTAGACCCATCAACTAATGATATTGTTGCTCCTTTAATAACACATACAACAAGATTATTTTATAATAGCGATAATTCAGCACACTTAAATGATACTGGAAATTTATATTACCATACAGGAAGTTCACACGACCACGGAGTATTATGGTCAGATTTAAAATATGCATTGAGAGTACATAGAATTATTGAAGCAATACAAGTTAATTATCCTTCAATTAGTTTTAGCAATGATTTCTTCAATACTACTAATGACCCTTATCACGATTTGTTTATGTGGCTACATAGAAAGTCAGGAGATGTAGGTAATGGCGACCAAGTATCATCTTTTCCTACTTCTATTAATGGCTGGACTTCAAGTGGAACATTCACCTGTGGAGCATCAGAAGTTTGGGGTGGTATGAGCAACGTGTCAACTTTAACTATTTGTCCTGAATTTGCAGCATATAGTACAACTAATACTTTAATGCAATTAACTTTATCAACAACAAGTACTGATATTTATGCAGTTGAAGTTTTACAAGATGGTCAGAGTATATATCAGGCTTCAGGATTAACAGGTTCAACTACTTTAACCAGTACATCAGCTGGTGGAGATTTAGGTCTTCCATCTGTTTCTGCTGGAGAATGGACAGTAGTAGTAACTGTAACAGGACAAAATGGTATTACATTTAGTGATATAAAATGGACTTTAAGAAATAATGAACCTAATGAAATTCCTGTAACTCTTGACTTTTCGACAGGTAGTTTTTTATGTGATACTAATTTTGAATTTGTAATAACTCAACAAATACCTGATATGAAAATAATAGATTTTCTTACAGGGATTTTTAAAATGTTTAATCTTGTTGCATATACTAAACCTGATGGAAGTATATATATAGATACATTAGATAACTTTTATGCTACCTCAACAACTTATGACATAAGCAAATATATAGATGTAAATACAAGTGAAGTAGATGTGGCATTACCTTATAGGCAAATGAATTTTACTTATGAAGGATTAAAAACTTTTTTAGCAGCTCAATGGCAACAGTTAAATGTAGCAGAATGGGGAGCAGAAAAATATAATGCTGAAGGAGGTTTAGATGGAGGAATATATACTTTAAAACTTCCTTTTGAACATATGCAATTTGAAAGACTCTTGGATATTGAGGATGTATCTGGAGCAACACAAACAACAATACAATGGGGATTTTGTGTAAATGATAATGAGCAATCTTATATAGGTAAACCAATTTTATTTTATCCTATTTTAAAAAGTGGAGGTGCAACAACTTCAATATCATTTAGAGATACTCCAACAAGCCACAATGAAGTAACATCTTATGTATTACCATCTAATAGTGTTGCTTTAGCAGCCTCTACAAGTACAGCTAATAAAAACTTTGGTTTAATGATAAATGAATATACAGGGCTATCTAATTACACAGGTACTCTTTATCAAAACTATTATAGTACTTACATAGAAAACTTATTCAAAACAAATGCAAGGATAGTTAAGTATACAGCTTATTTGCCATTACATATTATTTTAAACTACACACTTGCAGATATTTTTGTTATAAATGGTAAACAATATAGAATCAATAGTTTGAATATAAACTTGACTAATAATAAAAGTCAAATAGAACTTATTACAATATGATAGTATTTACATTATTAAACATAGATGAATTTTACGGACTAAGTGAAACAATAGAAATAGCTAAAGGCAAAAACAAAATACCAACAACATTTCAAGAAGGATTTAAACAAATAAAAAGAAATAGAAAATGTCGCAAAAAGTAATAATAGACGTACAGGCAAACACAGCAACAGCAACAGCAAATATAGAAGAAACTACTGATGCGTTAAATAAGTTAACACAATCACAAGAAGACTTAGATAATGCAAATAATCAAACAGCTTCATCATTTGAAGATGTTACAAAGAATGGTGGTGCTATTGCTATACTTGACCAATTAACAGGAGGTCTTGCATCAAGAATAAGAGATAGTTATGAAGCAAGTAAACTTTTTAACTTTAGCTTAAAAGGTATGCGTACAGCTCTAATAGCTACTGGTATTGGAGCATTTGTTGTTGCATTAGTAGCAGTTGTAGCTTATTGGGATGATATTGTAGAATCTATTAGTGGAGCTAATGCTAAACTACAAAAAGGAATACAATTACAACAAGAATACATAGGTACTTTTGAAGATGAGTTAGCACTAATAAATGCTCGACAAGAATTTAGTGAAGTTCAATTGGGTTTTGACAGACAAATCCATTTTGAAAAAATGGCAAAATTAAGAGAAATAGCTAAAGAAAGAAAAAAGTTAGATGAAAAACTATTTAAAGACCTTGAAAGAAAGAGGCACGGAGAAATTGAAGCGTATGAAGAAGCACACGCTGCATATCAAGCAAATAAATTAGCTATAATAAGAGGTAATATTGAGCAAGCAGAAGCTTATAAGAAATTAGGTGAAGTTACTGTAGCAGAAAGAGAAAGAGAGGAAGCAGCAGCAAATGAACTTTTAGAAAAAAGAAAAAAAATACAACGTGAAGCTTTAGAATTAGAAGAAGAATTAAGATTAGCTTCTATAAATACTCAAAAAGAAATAAGAGAAGAAGAATTATATCAAGTTGAATTACAATATGAAGACTTATTACAAAAAGCTCGAAATTACTATGGAGAAGATTCTGAACAGTTTTTAGAATTATTAACTACAAAACAAGAAAAGAAAGTTGCTTTAGAAACTCGATTTGCAGAAGAAGATGAAGCAAGAAGAAAAGAAAAAGAAGCTGAAGATGAAAGAATACGACTCGAAAAAGAAGCAAAAGAACAAGCTGAAAAAGATGCAAAAGATAAAGCAGAATTAGAAAGATTAAAAAAACTTGCAGATGATAAGAAAAAAATTGAAGAAGATGCATTACAATTTGAAAAAAATAAAAACGAAGCTATTGCAACTTCTAAAGCAAATATGCAAAATATTTTAACTCAACTTGAAGAAAGTGGTTTAAAAAAATCTAAAGCTGGACAAGCAATATATAAAGCAATTGCATTAACACAAATTGGTTTAGATAGCGCAATAGCAATTTCAAAAGCTTCTACTTTAGCTAATGCAGAAGGTACAGCAGCTCAATTAGCATTTCCTTTAGTACCTGGTATTGGAACAATAGCAAGGGTTTTATCTTATGCATCTACAGCTGCACAAGTAGGCGCAAACATATCAAGAGCAAAACAATTATTATCTGGTGGTGGTGCTGCTGCTGCTGTTGGAGGTATACAAAGTTCAAGACCTCAACAAATTAGTGGAGCAGCTCAATCTCCAGCTTTTAACATTGTAGGTCAAGGAGGAGCAAGTCAAATAGCAACAGCACTTGGAGAACAACAACAACAGCCTGTACAAGCTTATGTAGTATCTCAAGATATAACTACTGCACAAAGTTTAGAAAATGGCATAATACAAGGTGCAACTCTTGGTGGATAATGTAACAAAAAATAAAATAATACGTTTATAAAAAAAGAATTATGGATATAATAGAATTAGTAATAGACGAGAACGAAGAGCTGTCTGGTATAGAAGCTATATCAGTAGTTGAATCTCCAGCAATAGAAGAAGACTTTATTGCACTAAAAGACCAAAAGCAAATAAGACTTGCAGAAATAAGCAAAGAAAAGAGATTACTTATGGGTGCTGCTTTAATACCAGAGAAACCTATATATAGAAAGTCAGGAGACCACGAGTTTTATATTTACTTTTCTAAAGACACAGTAGCTAAAGCTTCACAAATGTTTTTAAAGAAAGGTAATCAAGGACAAGCAACAATAGAACATACAGATAAAAAATTAGAAGGTATGACTGTTGTAGAATCTTGGTTAGTAGAAGATGAAGTACACGATAAATCTCGTAAATATGGTTTAGATATGCCTTTAGGTACTTGGATGGTTGCAATGAAAGTTGATAACGATGATATATGGAATAACTACGTCAAAGAGGGTAAAGTAAAAGGATTTAGTATAGAAGGCTATTTTGCTGATAAGCTAAACAGACCACAAGATAAACAAAAAGACCAATTAAGCGAAGATGATAAACTACTAAAAGAAATAATAGATGTACTCAAGGAATCAGACACCAACAAAAAGTAGAACAAGCCCACAAGGTGGAAGAAGAGGTTGTCTTTGTAAAGACGGCACTTATAACTCCAAATGTTGTAACGGAGACTTACAAAATCAAGGAATAGGAAATACAACTGGACAAAATAGTTGAATTTACAACAGCTAATAACACAATTCGTTTAATAAAAAAGTAAATACTTAAAATTAATATATATGAACTCTAAAGAAACCCTTAACAAAGTTAAGACTTTACTTGGTTTAGAAGTTCAGTTAGAAGAGAGAAAGTTAGAAAACGGAACTCGCTTTGAAGCTGATTCTTTTGAAAAAGGTAAAGAAGTTTTTATCATTACAGATGAAGACGAAAGAAACGAAATTGCAGTACCAAAAGGAGAATATCTTTTAGATGATGGGATGACACTTGTCGTTGAAGAAGATGGAATTATCTCTGAAGTAAAAGAAGCTGTAGAAGAAGAAGTAGAAGAAGTTGTAGAAGCACCAGTTGTGGAAGAAGTTGAAGCTGCTGAAGAAGCTGACGTACAAGATTGGGAAGGAATGGAAAAAAGAATTAAAAACCTTGAAGATGCTATTGCTGATTTAAAATCAAAAATGGGAGAAAAAGAAGATTTTAGTTCTAAAGATGTAGAATTATCTGCACAACCATTAGTACACAATCCTGAATCTAAAGGAGAAATGCAAATGAACCTTTATGCTCAAAATAGAAACCTAAGTACTCAAGATAGAGTATTTGCAAAATTATTCAATAAATAAAATTAAATAAAAAAAACCAAAAATTATGTCAAATAAAATAGACCTTGCGACTACAGTAAACATTACTTCAACTTATGCTGGAGAATTTTCAAGTCGTTACATCTCGGCAGCTTTGTTAAGCTCGAGTACAATCGAAGACGGTGGTGTAGAAGTTATGCCAAACGTAAAATTTAAATCAGTTATTCAAAGAATTGA